CATCTAAACACAGATGGTAATGCTGCATTGCACAACTACCAGAGTAGCCCAAGTCTTGGAAATAGTAATGATTCTTACGTTTGGAACACCGACTCCGGTTACACTTTAGATGCTCTAGTAAATACCGGTAAGTCTACTTTAGCCGGTGGTATGCAGGAAGTTCCCGCCTCTGATGCCAATCCCCAGAGCCGAAGCATGTTCCTTCGTCTTCCACTTCTAACTAAAACCATGGCTCCTGAGCTACAGGGTTATACCGAGAACACAGAGAATGGTTATCTAATGGCCGCCGCGCCACACCAGTCTGTTAAGATTAAGGTGTATTTCACCGACGATCTTTCTAAGGTATTCACTGATTCTCATGAGAGCATTATTCCAACTGCTTCCCAGGTTACTATTGAACCAGGTAAGCTATACGGTCGTTGCATGATTATGTGCAATGAGGAGCGTGAGATGATGAAGACACAGCCTCAGGGTATTCCTAAGCGTCTTAAGATGACTCAGAATGTTAACAAGTCTCAGGAGGCTGGTTTTGAGCAGAACTACTCACTTGATTTAGATCATTTCTCTTTGTATTCGTCGCACCTTATCATCACCGTAACCGGCGAAGCTGGCTGTGGTTTAGATAGCGCCGAGCTTAAGCTCAATTCGTCCTCGTTCTCGGGTACAATTGATGCTCAGCTACTAGATGGTACAACCGCCGCTTCTCTAGGTCTAATTTCTAATTCCCTCGATAATATAATGGGTAATAACATGAGAGACGCGGATCAGTCGAGAAAATCTATTTACGTCTTCCCCCTAGCGTCGCGTGCGTACGGTGGTTCGTCTGTACCCCTTAATCGTTTTGACAACATTAGACTTGTATTAACTTTTTCGAAGGATGCCAAGGCTACCACCGTCAATATAACATGTGTAGGTGAGACAACCTCTCAATACAAGGGTGGCGCCTCGTCTCTTGCTATGTATTAAATACATATCAGATACATTTATTAAATTTCCAATCTAAATCTTTACATATTAGCATCCATATTCTCTCCTGATCGAATAATTTCTCTCTACTTTTTAATAGGGGGAAATATATAAGATATTCAGGCTTGTCAAGTAATTCAAAAAATTTATATAGAGTATAAGAATAGCTTAAAAAATTTTTCCTATCCTTAGGACAATGTTTTATAAAAGGATCTTGTATTTTGTTAAACATATCAATTAATTTATCCTCAAGTTCTTGTGAAATAATAAGTTGTTTATTTCCTGTAATTCTGTGGATTATGTTTGGTATATGTTCATAATACTTGTTTAATTTTAATTTTTTAAGAAATTCTTTAATTTTATAATATGTTATTAAACTCTTATCCGTTAATCTCTCTTTCTTTATTTCACATATTAAAATATTTATAATATCATCGGGTATATTTGTACCTTCTCTACCTTGTATCTGTGTTATCCATTCTTTAAAATGACTAGTCCTTTTATAACTATAAGGTTTAATAAAGTCGTGGGTTTCAGAAACATTCCATTCCGGTGTAATAGAAACAGAATTAACTTCTGTTAACCCGCAAGAATAACATATATTTATTCCAGATGAAGTATCGTGAGATGTATTACATCCACAATTCTTACACGTGTACGTGTTTGCAGAATAGTCTATATTATTTATTTCGTCTGGGAAACACTGTTTCATATACATCTTATAATTTTCCTCGTTCTTTTTTTCCATATCCATTGACACGTATTTAAAAATACCATCATTCTTATTTTCATTATTTTCTGTATATTCAATACCATCTATGTTTTTAATAAAATCAATAGAATTAAATAGATATTCAGTTAAATTTTCGCACTTTTCTATTGAGTTTATTTTACTATTTAAATTTTCAATTTTTTTATCTAGTTCTGATATTTCAATTTTTTTGTCAATAGTTAATATTTCATTCTTTTTATTTATTCGTTGTTTTTTATTTTTTAACTTAATTAATGCGTTTAATTCTTTTTTATATTTTGATAAATTATCAGCTTCGGCTTCTATTTGATTTATGGTTTGATTATGCTTAGCACTTATAGACATCCTAGAATCGCTATGGGCTGTTTTTTTGGATAATCTAAATGAACTCATCGTGATTTACATACTATTAATTATTTTTTTAAAACATTTTAATAAATTTAAAAATATAATAAATGATATTATACTATGTTAATTAAATTTAATTCATTATTATCATACAGGGTATTAAAAAAATTATGTATAATAAATAGAATAAAATACGTAAGTAAGTGTAATAAATTTCAACTTTTAAATAAACTTAATGATTTTAAAACAGTGACTTACATACAGAGACATTTTAGAAAAAAAACAATGATAGATGATACGTGTAAAATATCATTAGAAAAATTAAGATATCCTTTTATATCTATAAAAGTTAATAAGTTCTTTTTCTATTATGACTTTGATAATTTTATTAATTATTTAGAAAAAACCGATAACTTTAATGATCCGTGTACAAGAGCGCATATAACAGATAAAAAAATAAATGAAATTAATAAACTCATACTTTATTATTATGGACAAAATACAACTAGAATTATTGTATCACCAACTATGCAACGTGATGTAGAATTAAATATAATAACTTATTGTATGTATGATATAATAAAAGAGTTAAATACAATAGAACATCTTACAGTAAGTGATTTAGATTTATATAGTCACATCCTACCAAGAATTATTTACTATGCGCGATTTTTAATAAAAAATCATTCTAACGAGGATAGTAACATGCTATTAGAAGCATGTATTCAGAGTATAACTAGTAAGACTTCTTTATCTATTTTAGTAAAAAATTATTTATCTGGATTAATTATTACATAAATTACTAAAAAATACGAATATAAAGAAAATATATATAAAGAGATATAAAGAACGTATGTGTGAGATATGCGATCCTAAGAAAAAATACTTAGACACCCCGTGTATATGTCATAAAAATTTTAAAACATTTTTCGAAGATTATGAGAAAATAAGATCTTATACCGATTTAGGTTCTATTGATATAATCAAAAAATGGTCTATATCTACTATGACTATATGTTGCAATTTTAATTCTATTATCGATTTACAATTATATAAAGATAAGTATATTGATAAACCGGATTCTAAAAGTTTTTATAATTGTATAAATACATACATTACATTAAAATATCAAGATAAGAAAAGAATTTCTTTAAAAATATTTAAAAATGGAAATATTCAATTAGCAGGTGTATTGAATGTTATGTCAGCTACTTATGCAGTGAGAAAGATATATAGAAGACTTACAGAAGTTGGGGCATTTTTAAACCCAGATTTTTCAAAAATTACAGACCTCCGAATATGTATGATCAATTCTGATTTTAAAATAACTAAAAACATTAAACAGAATGTATTATGCGACATGTTAGACACCCGAGAAGAAAATGTATCTATTATAAAAAGATATACATTTGACCCTAGTAAATATCCGGGGATAAATATAAAAATTGAAGATCCAGAAACAACAAATAAACTGACAGTTGCTATATTTAGACCTGGGAGTATTATTTTAACCGGGGGATCAGATATAAATCTATACTACAAGACTTTTAAATATATAATAAAAATTTTAAATAATAATGAATTATTATATTAATATGTTGACAATTTCAAATATAAATAACATATTAGATTTTTCATTTAAAGACGATAAAAACACCAGAGGTATATATAAAATGATACTAAATTTGTTTGAAGATAATGATATTTTTGAATCAGATAGTATAATATTAACACTTATATACCTTCGAAGGTATAAAAATTCTAATTCGGTTATCGATAATAAAAATATAAAAGACCTTATTGAAACATGTTTAATATTATCAAATAAATTCATGTGCGATTTTGAAATATCAGGAAGAGGACCTTTAGAACAACAGGTTTTGAATAAAATAAATTGGAATTTATATGTAGACAATGATGAATTCGAAAATGTTAAAAATATAACAAATTCCAATTTCATTAAATGTAAAAATACGGTAAGATGTTATTAAATTAAATTAATCTTCTGTTATATCTTCTAAATCCATAGTCTCGTTTTTATCTAGGTTTATATCTACACGCTTAGGAGCTTCTAATTTTTGCGCAGGTTTTACAATACTAGTTTCAACTCTTTTTAAGTTTTCAGCCAGAATGTCTAGTTTTCTATCATGTTCTTTATTATTACTATCTAAGCCGTCACCCCTGCTATTAATACTAATAACATCGTCATTTAACACTTGCAATTTTTTATAAACCTTATACATAAAATAAGAAACAATTGTAACAATACATAACAATATAACTATATAAATTATTGAACGATTGGATGAATCATTTACTTCAATAGGAGGGGGATCCACTGTCTTCGCCATTATTATAAGATAATAATTATATTTTATTTATATAATATCAACGTAAAAATAATTCATTCAGGATCATCGTCGTCATTAGATTGGTTAATTATATCAATACCCTTAAAAAACATAGTTCTTTTCAACATAATCCCAGAACCTCGTGGATATTCCTTGCTACCCTGTTGAATTACCTTTATTCCATTATTTGTAAAAATACCTCCATAATAATCCTTTGTGAACTGCTCTCTTGCTAGATTATTTTCTCTAACATGTTCATTAAATTCTTGAGAAAATACTTTCGCGGGTACGTAAAATTTATCACCAAATACAACCTTACCAGACTTAAGAAAGTTCTGTAGTGCATTCGTTGTTTGTTCCATATCTTCCTTATTCTCGTGAAAATATCTAGGAAGTATATCCCAAATACCTCTAATTCCATATTGTCTTACAGCAGAATAATAAGCAGATACACATAATTTCATAATAATAGGAAGTTCCTTAGATAATTTCTTATCTATGGCAGTATCTGTTTTTACAACCTTTTTCCAAAAATTTACAACAACTGTTCTCCTAGAAACACTTTCGGAGTTATTTTTATATCTCATGATTTTATTACCACCCATTGTCATGTGAAGAGTCCAATCAATGGTTTCATCGTTTTTATACTTTTCCGAGTATGTATTTCTTCCA